CTAACGACGTGACTAATTTCGACACAGATACACCAAGGGCAGTTCAGGACGTAACTGGCGTAGACGTAGCAAGCGTTGAGCGATTAAGTTTGCTTGGTGATTTGAGTTGCACATGGAACGGCGTGTTCAACGATGCAACGAACATGAGCCACGCAGTACTCAAAACAGTCGCAACGACAGCGGCGGCACGAACTTGTACCTGGGTAATGAGCGGCCAGACGCTCACAGCGGAAACCATCATACAGGGGTATGCGTTGTCACGCGGGAGTGATGGTTCGTTAACCTGGTCGGCTTCTGGTGTTCTAGCGGCGACAACATCATTCGGGTGGAGTTAGACGGTAGACGGCGCAATCGCCGTGCTATGGGGCTTGTATCCCTGTTTACGGCGACATATGAAGGAGGGAGACAGTGCGAATCTCATTTGACGATGGGAACTGGTGGGAGATTAAGGATTGGTTAACGCGGCGGGATCGTTTAGCGATTCGTAACGCAAGTCAAGACTCGGCTATTCAGTTAATGGAACGGTTCACAAAGATGGGGATTGAAATGGATCAGTTCCAACGAACACAACAACAGTTACCAGAGGGAACGCAAAAGAAGCTGGAAGTGGAAGCCATGCCTGAAGAAGAAAATACGATGCTCCTTGTGGCAACGGTGGGATGGTCATGGGCTGAACAAGTTACTGAAGAAACGATACTTGACCGGCAAGAAAACTACACCGAACAAGTGTTGGAAGCAATGCGCCATCGGTATGAAAAGCGGAACGGTAACAACACTGAGGGAAAAGGCAACTCCGACAATCACTTCTCTTCCCCGAACAAGCAACCGGAATCCCAGCCGAGTTCATAGAGCCGCTGGAGGTTGTGCAGTTAATACGGCTGGGGCTGATTCGCCCGTGGTCGTATGAGGAATGGCAAGGGTTGTCGGAGGAGTTCACCGACGACGTACTGGACGCATTTACGATTGTACATGAAGTCGAGAATACCAAGGCAGGAAATACACAGGGTAACGACATGACGGCAATGCCGCCTATGCCAGATATGCCGAGCGATCCCATAAAGGACAGGCTCGCAGAATTATCGAGGGTAGAACATGGCTAAAAGTATGGTCGAAATTGTTATCGACGCAAAGGATCAGTTCTCAACGGTAATGGGCAAAGCTAATTCTCGCATGAAGGATATCAGTGGAAGCGCGAGAAAAGCTGGATTAGTGCTGGGTGCAATGGGTGGCGCAGGGATCATTGCTGGAAAGAATTTTATTGATGCGGCGTTGGAGCAACAGAAGGCGTTGAATACTTTGGGAGTTGCCGTCGCAAATTCTGGACAAAACTTTGATGATGTGCGTGGCAAAATCGAACAAACAACTGCCGCTCTTCAAAGCAAAACAAATTTTGGCGACGAAGAACAAATGCGGGCGTTGGCGTTAATGACCCCGATGCTGGGAAGCGTCGAGAAAGCTATGGAAGCATTACCAGCCGTTATGGATGCGGCAACCGTAAAACAGGTGTCGCTTTCAACTGTTGCTGGCACGTTGTCGCGGGCTTTGTCTGGGCAAGTGAACACAGCAATTACCCTTGGTATGTCGTTTGATAAGAACGCCGAGTTTGGGGAACGATTGGAACAAGTGCTTGGTGCGGTCGGTGGAGCGGCTGAAGCTGATGCCGACCCGTTCATTCAATTGGGTAATGCCGTCGGTGATTTGAAAGAGAAAATTGGAGCGGCATTGATTCCCGTTGTCATGCCGTTAATCGGTCATCTGCAATCGTTCGCTGAACGCATACAAACCTTGAATCCGAACATCATCAAAATCGTGGCAATTGTTGGATTGGCCGTTACAGCGTTTGCGGCATTGGTAGCACCGTTCTTGTTGTTGATCGGATTTCTTCCAGCGATGGTTGCAGGGTTTGGTATGTTAGTCGGGGCTGTTACAGGATTAATGGCTGTATTTGGCATTTTAATAAGTTGGCCAGCATTGATTGTTTTGGCGTTTGGTGCGCTTGCCGTTGCGTTGATCCGCAACTGGGGAGGAGTGCGGGAAAAAGTTGGAGATGCCATTAACGGGATTCTCAAAGTCTTTGAAAACATGATTAACAAGGCCATTGTTGGATTGAATGAATTAATAAACTTTGCCAATAAAATTCCCGGAGTAGCAATTCCCTCAATCGGCGAGGTGGAGATAAGTTTACAGCGAATTAAGAATACCGCTGGAGATGTTTTCTTTGTAGCAACTGAGAAAATCAAAGACTTCGCTGGAAAAGCGAAGAACCTGATGAAAGGCTTGCCCGCACAAGTTGTTCCAAGCATCGACAAGATTATTGGCAAGTTCAATGATCTGACTGGGGAAAACCTTCCAGCGATGTCTAAGATTATTGACAAAGTAAAAGGCAAAATGACAGGGCTAACAGAGGCTGTAGCGGGTACTGGCGCATCTGCCGCACCAGCACAACGAGCAAAAGAAGAAGCCGTAGTTGCTGGAGAGGCCGCAGAAAAATCGTGGGACAAAGCGAAAACCGCACACGAGTTATATCAACAAGCACTTTCACGCAAAAAAGCCTCTACTACGAATATTCAGATGAGTCAACATGAATTAGCTTTGCGTCAGATGGCTATATATAACAGACGAGTCGCAGATGAACGGGCTGGTACAGCAGAAGCAGGGGCGGTCTATGGTGGGACAGGTGAACGAATTGAAGGCGGCTGGTCTACAGTTATGGATCGGCTAACAGGTGGTCGATCTAGCGACCCATTTGCAAGTTTGCCGATCACACTGCACATTGGAAGCGAGGAAGTACAAGGATCGTTGGAAAACCTTTTGGGCAAAGCCGCCGAACGGCTAGAAGCTAGCGGAGGAGCATAGATGGCGCAGACGTTGAACCTTACCGACGGCACGACAACGCACGATCTAATCGGGGCAACGTATACGGCACGGGCTGGAACGTTAAACATGGGCAACCCCACTCGCCAACAGGTGGAATCGTCCAACATCTTTGGTTCTCGTTGGGATTTGATTGCACACCAGTTCACCAAGCGGGTGATATCAATGGGGTTATATATAACTGCCAGCGACATCGACGACTTATCTACGGCAATCCAGAATATCAACAAAGCAATTACAGCGGCCAAGGAAAACGCCATAAGTAATATCGGCAACCCTTGGAAGGTAACATGGAACCCTGGTGGAAATGCACTAAATGTTACATTTCGCATTCAAAACGGCTATCTCACAATACCACCGACGGCATGGACGCAAGTTTCCGCAATGCAGACCAGTAATCCCTACATTGCAAATGCCGTGTTGAGTTTGGAATGTGATCCTTTTGGTGAGGGTGCAGAAGAAACCATTTTAAACTACGTTAAAGACCCGTCCTTTGAAGTTGCTGGAACAGCGTTGGCTGACTGGACTGAAGCAAAGGACGGCGACCATACCGTCACAACCACAAGAATTACCACAGATGCCTATTATGGAAATGCGTGTCTCCAGATCGCGCTCACAAATTCGACTGGATCAGGAAGTACCTCACGAGATCAGATTATTACGGCAACTGCTGGAGAAGTTTGGTCAATTGGAGGCTGGTATAAGATCACGGCACAATCAGGCTCGAATGGTCGCATTCGTATTAGGTTTCAATGGCAAGACTCAGGCGGCGGCGTAATTTCTCAAACGTCCACAGACGTAACCACTGGCGTGACCGCAGATTGGACACAAATAAAAAAGGAAAACCAGACGGCTCCAAGTAATACCGTATCGTTTAAGCTATCGATCACAGGAACCAGTGACAGTAGTGGCGGCACGGTTACGGTACTTTGGGATGGGATCATCGCCGTCAAAGCGGCATCCATTCCTACGGCGTGGGTATCCAGTTCGACCATTGCTAACCATCTAGACGATGCGGCACAAGCACATACAAATTATATCGACGTACATCCAACATTAGGCGACATTCCAGCCGCTATACAATTGAAATACGCAGAGGATCAAGCGCACACGGCTTTATGGGCTGGAGCCAGACATGGAACAAGGCAGTACGATGCAATTGCTGGGTTCTGGCATGAAGCAGAGGATTTCGACTCATGGACTTTGGAAACGTCGGACGGTGATACTTCTGGTGGTGTGTATGCACGGCATATGACCCAAGTACAAGTGGATAACACGTCGACAGGAGTGACTACTAATGCTACCAGTATCACTGAAGCGCACACGGTAGCGGCAACAACAAGGAATACGTGTTTAATCGCTATCGTTCATGCCAAGGATGGCACGGGTGCATATACGGTTCCAGAAACCGTAGTCTGGAGCGGTGACGAAGCATTCACCAAATTGAATGACCAGTCGCAAACGATTGGTGCGTACACGATTCGCGTTAGTATTTGGTATAGGGCAAACCCAACAGCGGAAACCTCAAACGTCGTGGCGACGATGGGCGGCACGGCAGACGAAATCAACATCGGGGTCATTAGTTGCTACAACGTCGATCATACAACGCCAATGGCCAACGGTGAAG